ATGAAACGCCTTCTCACCTTTCTCTACTTTTTCTGGGTCTGCTTCATATCCAAACAGACTCTGTTCCCGGTCTTCAGCCATGAAGATCTCCTATCCAGTGTGGAGGCACATACTTCTCTTTGCTCTTCTCAATATCCTCTTCTGTAGACGCCACTGGTATCTCATGCACGGCCTGCATCAGCTCTATTGGATGCCCTTCAGGACGTACAGCAGTGCCGCAGATGACGACTACGTTGTTACAGTGGGGACACCTCCATGCGTCCCCACGGTAAGACTTAGGATACATATGTTCGTTCTCTACTTCGCAGTGATGCACTAGACCAACACCGTTCTTCAGGCAGCGCATCTCTACCGCAGGACCTCCGTCCTTACAGAAACATACTGGTGCCATTGCCATTAGGATTTCCTTTCAGTAAGAGGAAAGCGAATAAACATACCTTGACCCCAGCTTCCGCAACAACAGCGTTTCCCGTTAGAGTAAGCCTTCTCCATGACTTCACCTAAAGCAAACGCCTCCTGCGGATCAGTTGTTCTGATCTCTATAGCACCAAACTTGAAGTCCTGCTGTGTTGTGTCGTCAGTATGCATTACGACTTTCATTAGAGTTCCTCCTCGTAACCAAGCCTAAAGCATGTACCAGTAAGTTTATAATCTGTACAAACTTTAAGTCCTAAAAACTTACCGTTTACAAACACAGAAGAAATAGCTGTCCGAAGGTCCTCTGAGCCATACAAATGCGTAAAAGATGGATCGTTCTTTAGCCTATCACAGACAAGTTGTTTTAGCCTGTCTACTCGTACATCGTGCTCAGCCATATGTTTAACATAAGCATCCGCTTCAGCGTCAGTTACAAGTACGTTCACATCAGTTACTGTGTTCACTAGAGTTCCTCCTCCTCGTCTTGATGATCTAAGTAACAGTCATTACAGAGTAGATGGTCAGATCTGGCATCTACGTTAATAGAGTATCCCAAACGGTCGCCGCATTCGGAACATAGTAGCATAAAAAACGTCTCTTTCGTTTCATCAGTCATTAGAGTTCCTCCTGCAGCTTCTTCTGTTTCATGCGATTCTCTTTCAGCTCACGAACCATCTTGTCGTTCTGCTGCATCGCTTCAGCAATATCAGTGAACGCCTTGGTTCCCTTGAGAGCCGCATAGATCTTCTCGTACACCGGAGTATTACGCTTGGTGTTATACAGCTCACGGAAGAACTGAACAGACAAACCAGAACCACTGTTACCCAACAGGTTACTGACATGCTTAGCCTGTGCCTTGGTGATGTCATCCTCCTGACAGATAACCGTGCTCATGTCTTGGATGGTGACACCGATGAAGGACTGGCCGTTGTGCTTGTGCCAGTGATCAAACAGGTCCATGTGCTTCTTGGCCAGCTTCTTGTCTTCGCCAGCACGCAGTACAGCATTACCAGAGAGCGGATAGTAATGAGGGTCATCGCCATGCTCGATGAAGTTCATGAACCGTGCGATAAGCGCATCAGCTGTCACGCTGAGCTTCTCCTTACTACGACGCTGCTTGTTGCGCTTGGCGATCTCTTGGAAGTGACCAGAGAGAGCCTGAGAGAACAGAACCATGAGATCAGGATCTTCATAGTCCAGCTCACCGCTCAGCTCCTGCCAGACAAGCCCAAAGCCCTGATGCCAGAAACGCGGCGAGGCTTTCTTCCAGATGTCCTTGTTCTCATCCATACGGAGGAACAGCCGACATACGGCCGGGAAGTCACCCTTGGCTTCCTGCTTGGCCAAGTAGCGCTGGTGGTGCTCAAAGCTCAGATAGACACGCAGGATCTCACAGCGGTCCATCACAGCACCGTCAACACTCTTACGTGATGAGTAGACAACGTCCTCAGGGTTAGTGGTTCCGATGACACAGACTTCCTTGGGGATATCGATCGAGCCGATCTGATTCAGGGTCAGCGCTGAACGCAGCTGATTCATCTGAGCCATGTTACCGGTGAAGATCTCATCAAAGAACCAAGGAATGACAGTGCGGCTCTTACCGTTGATATCGAACGTGTAGTCACCGGAGTCCACGTGATGCTGCCTCGGGATGAGGTTCTCATGAACGGCCTGAATGATCTGGGGATTACCATCCTTGTCCTCTCCCACCTTGATACCGGCCGCCAGCAACTCCTCAACCTGCTGAGCACCCAAGCAGACTTTGAACGGATCCAACCCTGTCTTACCAGTTACGGTCTTAATACCGAGTTCTTCCTCGATAGTATGCATTGCGATACTGGTCTTACCGCAGCCAGCTTCACCTTCAAGAACCAAAGCCTTCTGGTCCACACTTACGTTACCGTGCTTGATACGGGCACGGATACGCTTCATAGCTGTCTCCATTGATACTGGGCGGATACGTCCATCAACCAGATCACGGGGGGCATTTTCATCAGCTGTCATCTTCAGTTTCTCCTTCTGCTTTTTCTTTAGTTGTACGGTACAACTCGATTAGACCAGCAAGATCACACATGACCTTACTGTTAACTGCGTTTGCGCCATGCAAACACATTGAATGAAACCTTTTCACGTCTTCAAACTCTTCGGTCTGAGACTGCATGAAACAACTTGCAAGATCCGCATCTTTCAATACAGGATCATATTCAACGAGCAACACTGCTGCTTGTATATCAGGATAGTCTTCCAACAGCCGCTCGATCAGGGCTTGTGCTTCTTTTGGGAAGTCACTTATCTTCTTGCCCATCTTGTTCCTCCAGATCGATACCTGTTTGTGCTTTGTACATCTGCATCAGCTTGTCGATCACTTCATCCTCAACAAATACGAGAGATGTTGTGATTGTCACGTTGAAGATCTGCTGAGCAATGCCGTCGTCGATATGCATTACTCTGCCAGTACGGTACGCACCCTCAGGAGTAATCTTGTCATTCTCAGACACTTCAGACTGCTCAAGGTCAACACCAACAAGGGCGATGAGATTCTTTTCCTCCATCTCCTTGTGCTCAGGACACATCTCGAAGTGCGTCGTTACTGCACGCTCCTCGAATGCATCTTCACGGAGACTTGTGTCCAGCAGAACACCAGTATCGTGCTTGGTGGCGCAGACAGGACAAATTGCTTGTTCCAGTGCCACGTGGCTCATGGGTCTCTCCTAATCCAATAGCATACTCAACACACCCTCATTGATACACGCGATGAGGTCTCTGATTAGTTTATTGTCACCAGCTTTAATACGGCGCATTGCTTCCAGCCTGTACAGCGACGTGCCTGTGGCCCTTGCTACAACCTCCCGCATTTGATAGCCGGGACAGTCACTGTCCGGACAGATCTCTGGCAGCTCATTGTCACCCATCATGACGCTGTATTCACGTCCACAAAAGCGACACTCCCAAGCGTGCTCACCCATCTGTATGTCAGGCTCCAAGGACAACGCCTGCAGAACATCAAGCATATCCGGTGCTGCACGGATTAAGTCTAGTGACACGTTTGACACTTCCTCACCGTTAGGCAGAAACGCTATTCCTTTCTCCAATGTTATCTTAGTCACGCATTCCCCTTTTCTTTCCGTCAGGCCAGTTCCAGTCGCCTACGTTGGCCAAAGACGTGGACTTGCCACAACCGTCGCACTCGCCTTCATGAAACGTTGCGAGGTGGTTGTCTGGCCAAGTACCACCAGCCCACGCAGCACACTCCCCGCAGATGTACTCCCAGTTAGCTGAGGGACCGGCTGCTTCTGTACTCTTGTCCTCAACCAGATATTCGATACCTGCTTCCTTCTCGCGCTTAGCGATCTCACGGTCAAGATACCACCGAGCCTTTTTCAGGTCTTCTATGGCATCATTCTTGAGCCCTGCCCGCCATAAGTACTTCAGACAGTTGCCTATTGAAAATCCAAAATGTTCGCAGATCTGAATGGCTTCTACTCCTGAAGGGTGCGATGTATAATGCTTTGGGTGGTTGACCGGATCATTATCTTTTTTCACATTGTCCTCCTCGCCTTTGCAGGCATCCATGTACTCTTTAAGTCCCATATGTTCTCCTTAATAAAAAAGCCCGTACCGAAGTACGGGCAAGGTTCCCTAACCACACTGTTATTGACTTACTGCTATCCAGTGATAAAATCATTCGCAGGGGTTGACTCGTCACAACTCCTATCTTTAAGCACAGGACGATCGTGTGATCGTAGCCTACGAGGGAATGAACTTACAGGCGCAAACTTACGCCTACAGTCTACCTTCTGGATCACTCGTGAGTTGTCCTGCGTTTTAGCCATGGTGGAGACTCCTTATGTTTAAATCTGTTAACGATGCTTTATTGTTTCTTACCGAGATAGACAAACTACCCCTCAAGGAGCAGAATAAGCATGTACAAGATATTATAGCCGCTTCGGTGTGTATCGTCAATGAGACTGACTCTCTAATACCTGTGCTGGGCTCTATGATCCACGTTCGCCAGAAGCCGTTTACAGACGGAATGTTTCCCCAGTTCCACCCGCTGTTTAACCTTTCACTCACTCCAAGAAGTATACTGAAGACCGCTCGTCAGGTTGGTAAGTCATCTAGCTTTGCGGCGAAGACCATCATGCTGTCTGCTATGATTCCGTTTTTTCAGACGCTGACTGTCACACCACAGTATGAGATGACCCGCAGATTCAGTAGTAACTACGTACGACCACTGATTGAGTACTCCCCGATTGCTCCAGCTATGGTTGATACTAAATGCGAAAAGAGCGTGCTGCAGAAGACGTTTATCAACCAATCGATGATGCACTTCTCCTTTGCCTTCCTTGATGCAGACAGAGTGAGAGGTATACCAGCGGATAGAGTACACGCGGACGAATGCCTTATAAAGCTTTCCACAGTAACGACTTATGAGAATACGATCAAGTATATTGGCCACGATTTAAATGTTAAAGACACTATCTTGACATTCGACAAAGAAGGCAGTATAGTTACAGACACAGTAACCGACGTCGTCTGTAAAGGTACTCGCCCAACGTGGAAGATTACACTTGCAGACGGTCGAACACTATCGTGTACGGCAAACGAGTTGTTGTACACGGACCAAGGTTGGACACATCTGCAGGAGATACTTGACTATGCCTACGAACAATATACAGGAAACAAAGCTCCGTCCCGTGACTGGGTTTCTTCGGGAGGCTATCCTCGGGATGCTCTTAGGGGATGGAGCCATGAACTGGATGCAGAAACCGGACGGATCAAAAGTGGGTCGTATTTACATGACACACGGGGAGATTCAAGCAGAGTACTGTCACCACAAGGCCGGTCTATTACAGGACTACGTACGTACCCCAGCGAAGATAGTAGAGAACAAAGGCTGGGGGAACAAAAGCTGTGTTTTTACGACAGTGACCTCCCCGGTATTCGACTTCTTACAGGGTCTGTGCTACAAGGTGGACGGCAGGACCAAGAGGGTAAAAAAGACTGTAACCAAGGCATGGACAGACCAGTTGACTCCGGTGAGCTGGGCGTACTTCTACATGGACGACGGTTCGATAGGCAAACTGCAAACGACTGTACAACTGTCGGTTCACAACTTCAACAAACGGGGGGTACAGCTTCTAGTGAACCACCTGAGGAAGCGCGGAATAATGGCCGAGCTACGACAGGACAGCCGGTATCAGAACAGAAAAGGTGGGTACTACATCAACATGAACAAAGATGCTGCACTGAAGTTCATCGAGATGGTGAAGCCACACATTCACGAGAGTATGACATACAAGACAGTGATACCAGAGTCGACGGTGTCCGCCGACAAGGTGCTGACGTGCATGTTCTGCCAAGAGGAGATACTTCGGAAGAACCGCTCGGACGATCAGAACAGGATGATCGTGTGCGGCAGTTACGAATGTCAACGCAAACGGCACTGGATACTCAATCAACGCTACATCAACAAATCGCCCAGAACGAGTACAAGAAAGCTTGGCGAGCCAAGAAGAAAGCCGAGAATCCCAAGCCTATAGAGATGGTATCGTGCAGCTTTTGCGGGGACCTTATCCCTCGGGGGCACCGAAGAAAAGATGCACCGACGATCGCCTGCTCAAAAAGTGGATGCAAGAAGGCGAAGCACAGGCAGAACTGCAGAAACTCGGAAGCCCGCCAAAAGAAGGCGACAAGCTTGTCCCAGTAGAGATAGTGTCCATTGAGTACGTGGGCGAGACTGAAGTGTGGGACGTAGAGACAGAGAATCACCACACACTCCTCGTTAATGGCATAGCTGTACACAACTGTCAGGACATTGACCCCGCCTTTATCCCTGAAATTGAACAGACGATGGGTAGATCTAACTGGCGCATCACCGATCTATCTGGCACACCGAAGACTCTCGACAATACGATAGAAGTCGAATGGTGTAAGTCGTCGATGGCGGAGTGGCACATTCCATGCGATTGCGGATACACCAATGATCCGTGTATCGATGGAGATGGGCTCAAGATGATCGGTGATGACACCTTAATCTGTGCAAAGTGTATGTCACCAATTGACGGTACAAAAGGCTACTGGTATCACAACAAACCTGAGAAGCGGGGTGAATACGTCGGCTACCACGTTCCACAGTTTATCCTTCCGTTCCATTATGAGGACAAGAGAAACTGGCGTAAGATTGTGGCTGCCAAACAAGGTGCTATACCAAAACGCACCTTCTACAACGAAGTGCTTGGTGAGAGCTGTGACATCGGTGCAAAGCTAATCACAGAGACTGACCTTAGGCGTGCTGCTACCCTTCCTATAAGCATGGACATTAACACGTCTCGTCAATTGATCGACGGTTACATGTTCCGTGCGCTAGGCATAGACTGGGGTGGTCGAGGCGAGGACACTCTAAGTTTTACCAAGCTGGCCATTACCGGTATGCGGCCTGACGGCAGGGTGGATCTACTGTACGGTGAAACGTTGGGTCACCTCCCTGAACCGGGGCAGGAAGTTGCAAGAGCTATGGCACTGTTCAAAGCGTTCAGCTGCCATATACTTGCCCATGATGCTGGTGGTACTGCCGGTATGCGAGACACGTTCATGTCACACGCCGGATTCAACATGCAGGCCGTCTTACCATTTTCTTATGTGGCAGCATGGACAAAAGAGATTGTTACCTTTCATGAAACCACTGAGACTGTGAGACGGCCGTACTACTCAATTGATAAAACCAAATCCCTCCTTCTATTGATTGAATGTATTAAAAACGGCTACATACACTTCCCACAATGGAAGTCATGTAGTGATCTTCTTATCGACATCCTAGCGCTCATCGAAGAGAAAATTGACTCCAAGCGAGGTGCCGACACGTACCTTGTTCGTAAGTCTGCAAATCAATGCGATGACTTTGCTCATGCACTTAACTTCGCTGCTATAGCATCCTTCCACCTCAACGGAAAATGGCCTGACCTTATAGAGTCTGTGACTACTAGATCACTGACTGAGAACGAACTAAATGAGTTCAAGGACGCGGGCATGAGCGTTGAGGAATGGGAAGCTATATATGGTGTCAAACCAGATGTAGACGCACCAACTGATATCATCCAATAGCTAAGAAAAATGGAGAGCCGACTGCCTTCACCCACGCACAAATGGCGTAGATGAAGGCAGTCAAAATGAGCTGGCTGATAGCAATTTATCAGCGCTACTATATACTAACGCATTTTTAGTGGTTTTTAAGCTATTTGGTGGGCATTCCAGACCGACAGTTCTTTGTCCCAGATTTTCTTATCAAGCAGGAAATCTTCGTCAGAGTTTTCCATCAATCCTTTTGCATTGTGTACAAGTGACTCAAGGTTAAACCCAGTAGGAAACGAGGTGATCCCATACTTATGTATATGCACGTATGAGTCGCCTATCATGACAGGCGTCTTCTTCTTACCCTTAACTCCAACCTTACCAACGCCTAGTTTTTTGGCCTTTATTGCAGCAAACAGTACATGATACAGCTTTGTTGCTGGCTTACTCTTACCTGTTGGAGATCCATGACGTATAAGAAGCGGTGCTTCAGTGATAATAGTGGTGTCTGCGTTTGGTAGACGCTCCTCTACCCACTCAGCAAGCAAGTTAGAGGACATGGCCAGTGTAGTATCATACTCTTCCATGTAGTATTCACGGTTCCTCTGCAAGTCTTTAACGTACATAGCAAACAAATTCTTCGCAGCGGCTATGTGGTTTAGCTTGCCATCAACACTTTTCGTGATCATATACTGTATTTCTGGACTGGATAGCATCTCAGCGGTCAAATTACTCACAAATGGTATAGCAGTAGTGACAACACCAGTCGCCTGCCAGTTGTAATAGGCTGCATCAACGTCATCTGCGAAGACAATCGACGGAATATCGTCATTTCTAAGAGATTTTAGCTCAGATTTGTTGTATTTTTGGTTACCTGACACCAGTTGTACGGTACAAAGACCTAGCATGTCAGCAAACATTTCAAAAAAGTACGGATTGCCCATAAAAACGGTCTTATTTTCAGGCCTTCCCACGTATTTTGACGTTAAATTGCCCACAACTGTGATAAATGTGGCCCAAAAGTACCTATTTACCTGCGTATCTTCCAGCAGATTGGTTATGGCAGCCTTCCTAAGTGGGTTTTTGTCTATTCCAGTACACGGAAGGTTCTTACCCGGCAGTGGTTTCGAGTCAACCTCCACTCTACCGTCAGATAACGTAACATTCGGGAATGAAAAGTTGACGAAGTCAGGTGACCAGCCAACATGAGTAGACATACTCTGCCGCTCAATCTTGTAAGACGACATTGTATGCGCTACGTCCATCAACTTATTTTGCCATGCTTTCTGTACGTGTAGCAGTCCTATACCCTCTTCAAGCATATACCTATGGAGCCAACGTGTAGGGTTGCGCGTAAACTCGTCGGCCGGAGCCGTAAACTTGTACATTTTCTGTTCATGGCACAGCTCACAGCCGTAATAAAGTTCGTCGTCACCACAGTCCAATACTTTTTCTATGGCAAATGTTGCGTTTGCAATACGAGAGATGCGTCCCTTAGCAGTTACGTAGTACCACTCGTCATTTCTTTCAACCAGTTTGCGGTCTCCTAAGAATCCTGTCTTTGCTACGTAGCCTGAATCAAACAGGTTCTTGATGAACGCCTTCTCATCGGAGTTACACTCATACAGTAGATGGCCCTGTTCCTCTGTAGTCAGCTCCAACGACCGCACTACAGCCTCGGCTTTTTCAGCATCAAGGTTTGTTATGTAGTCTTTTAGTGCTACTACCCATGGTTTGGCCTGCTGCACTACCGACGTCATCCAGCTCTCTGAGCCAAACTTCATCATAGCTGTCGGTGTTAGTGTTCCGGTCGGTATTGATACGCTTGAATTGGGTAACCGCTTAGCCTGCTTAAACAGCTCAACTGAATAGTCTTTACCCCAAAAGACCATGCGGTTAGCCCAGACGTTCCAGTGAACTGTGTCACTATTATATACCACCAACGGCAGCGGTTTGTTAGATATATTCGCATGCTTACGTTGCAGCTGCATAGCAAATATAGGATCGTCTACAGCGATAGCCAGTGGATCACCACGGCTAACCGTATCCGTCATAAACAGACCACCGCTGGATCCTATGTCTCTGTCTACATATCCGCAGTCAGTACCGCCAACAGTGAAGAAACAACGAAGCCGGGATACACGTCCCGGCATGTCATAGTACGGCAAGACCATAACGTTGGAGTTTCTTAGGCCGAGCTTTGTGCCGAGGACACCTTCTAGGGCGGGCTTTCTGGCAAAGAAGATGTGTTGTCCTAATCCAGTGTGCCACCGATCTATGTTATCTGGCATCAAGCCGATTCTAGAAAGAATATCTAGGTTCAGATCCATCTTTCCTAGCGCTTCACGCTGTTTTTGTATAAACTCATTTACGGAGGCTCGTTTAGCTGAATCAAGCTCATAGCTCAGTACGGCTTCTTCAGGTATATCACGAACACTGGTAATACAACCATGTTCTTCTAGCTTATTTAGTGCCTGATCTGTAGACTTTAGGTTGAAGACTTTCTTTGTGACTTCTATGGTGTCACCGGCAAAGTCATCGGAGCAAGCGTACAAGCCGGCACCATCAGGAAGCAAGTAAAGTTTATCTTCCGGGGCCCAAGGACAGGCCACTACCGCAGGGATAGTCTTGACACTAGAATTAAGCAGCTGTAGAATTGATTCCGTAGTTATAAACTCGTCTAGACAAGGAGCTTTTGCCATGATCGATCCTGTATCAGATATGGGGCTAACACACTTCCACCAAGTTACTAAGGTAATTGATCTTCCTGAGTTTGTCAAGCAGGGAAGCTTGCCAACACCAGAAGAAGTCGATAAGCTGCCGCACACGGCGTTTGCTGACCAAGTCAGTAAACAGTTCCCTGTGCATACAAAGGAAGCTTGTTATCTATCATACGCTTATTTCGTCAGACAGAAAGACAAATTCACGAAACGAGCCTCGTCCCGCATTGAACGGAAGTTCAATGACATGGCTCGCTTCTGGGATATTGAGCCTGACATGGATAAGCTAGCTGAAGATCTTCGCCCTAAGACGGAGAAGGTGGCAGCTACGGAAGAAGACTACGCCCTGACCGTTAAACATGATGGCAAGCCTCTTCACTACTTCCCGATTAATAATCGTAAAGCTGTAGAGAAGTCTGCAGAAGAGATCGTTGAACATCGTAGCAACTTTACGTACTCCATGCGTAAGGAAGCAGCGCAGAAAATTATGGGTGCTTACATTCGTGAAGGCTACCCAATCTCTTCTGTACCAAATACTATTCAATGTATGGCCGGTTACGGGCTGACGACCAAGGAAGCCGCTGTCAAAGAGATCAAGCGGCGTGTAGCTTGTGCAAAGACCACGTCTGAGAAAAAAGCTGCCGCTCCTATGAAAGAGCTTATCAGTCGTCTCAATGAAGAAGGTGAAGAGGTTCTCACTGCAGACACACTGACTAAGGTTGCTCAGGCTGTAGACGTATACGATCGCTGTATGGATCTTAACAAGCATTACGGCAATGAGTTTGACTACCCTGAAGATGTGTTCTTCAAATTCACCAAGTCGGCCGCAGACAAGGTTAAGAATGAACTGGTTACGATGCAGAACGGTTCATCCTACTGGCTGCAGGACCTTGAGAAGGCTTCAGAAGCATTTGACGCTCTCGGCAGATGAAGCAAAGCGTATTGATCGTGTAACAAAGAAGACTGTTGATATGCATGAATACCTCGGCGTTGATAAGCCTGAGCCCAAGCGGGAAAAAGCTTCTTCTGTCAAGCTCGCCGCTGCTAAGGCCGCGCTGCAGAACATGCCTAAAGAAGCCGCATCAAGTTGCTCACCAACCCCACGTAAAGGTGATGGCAAGTACTTGAAGAAGTCACCCAACAAGAGTAAGAAGGTTAACGTGCTGGCTAAAGACAAAGAGGACAAGTAATGCCAAACGTTATTGGGTCACCGATACGTAAACAGCAGATCAAACAAGTGCTGGAGGATGAGAACACCTTCGGCACTTGCTTGTTAGCTATCTTCCTAGATAACTATGGCACCGAAGCATTCGAGTGGGAACCTGACACCATACGCATGCAGATCAAAGATGACTTCGGCGCAAAGCTTCCGCTAGTAAACCATGACAAGCTATGGTCGCTGATAGTTGCGCTGACTACCAATCAGTTCTACTTGTCTCAAGAGATATTTTCTCAGACATGTCGTGCGCTCAATGGTGATGAGGCTGAGTTTGATACCTTTTCTCCAGTCGATCCTGAAGACCTTGCTTGGGGCGTTGCTGAAGTGGTGTACAATGATCCCCCTGACCCGGAACTTGGTAACGCAGAATTCTCACATGAGATAGCTAGATACACCGGGCTTATTCTCTCAAACAACGGAATCATTGAGCCTCCAAAGTTCTTGGCGTTTGCTGAGTATACCAGTGAAAACCCTGTGCTGGATCTAGAGACAGCCTTCACGGATGACGCGGATATGTTTGAAGCTGCTCGTAAAAAGCAGGTAGACACCAGAGCTTATCTTGAAGGTTACGTACAAGAACGAATGAAGCAGCTCTGGGAACAGCTTCAGCAGCTGCCACTTCTTAACAGGAAAAAGTAATATGCCTATGAAGTCGCAACAGCAGAGAAAGTATCTTTGGGCTACTGACCCAAAGCTTGCCCGCAAGTTTGAAGACCATACACCCAAAGGGAAGAAGCTTCCCAAGAAAGTCAAGGAGAAGAAAGCCATGCTCAAGGTCGCAGAAGGAATCTTCGTTAAAGAAAGCTCCACTACAATGGGCCTTACCAAGCGCATCTTGCGTGGTGGTAAACAGCGCATGAACAAGATTATCAGTGGTGGTGGTGACGACCTTGCAGCCCGCTTGGCAGCAGCGTCTGAACGAATGTCGAAGTCGCTGTCCAGAGCTAGTACACATACTCCGGGCGGAAGAGGTAAGTCCCTTATCGACGCTGGCAGCCTAAAGCTCAATCCTCAGGATCTATTCAAAGCGAATCTCAAGCCCAGCTTCAAACTCCCCGCTGGTTCTGCCCTCGCCTAAGCTGATCTGCCACGAGTGGACACAGTTACGAAGCCGTCCGAAAGGGCGGCTTAAATGGCAGGGGCCCGATTGCTTTGAAGCAACCCATTTGGTGGTTAGATCATCTTGGTAAGCTTGAACATCTGCTTATAACTCCAACGATCTGTTTTTTCTCCCGACGAGAGCAGCTCGTAAGGATCGGCGTCCGGGTTCTCCGGATCAAACGCCATTGGGCCGCTGGCAGGCTCCACGCCAGCAGTAGCCCACGAGTTGTACTCTGGTGTTTTACCAAGGTGCTCGATAACAAACTGACGACCTTTAGTCACCAGCTCTTCTCGATCACTTGACGAAACGAGCACAACAAGGCTACCACCATCTGCCTTGACCTCTTCCACCGTGAGTTTCCCCACCTTTTCCGTACTTTCCGTGTTCTCCACCATCACTAATCCTCCGTTACAGTGTTTTTGTTTTCATCTGTCCATTCTCAACGCCGAGATGGACAATAATTTTTTGTACTCCAAGTATGTCTTTAATCTGCTGCAGTACGGTACCGCTTAGTAGCGATACAGATTGACGTACAGAGTTGAGTATATGTTGTCTCTGCTGCGATGTCAACCGTGTCTTCTTGTGTCGGCAGCAGCTTTTACGAACCTTTACCTTCATGTTCCACTGACGCTTTGCATTGGCTAGGAAGCTTATATGCTGAAGTCTTGGGTGCTGCAGCAACGCTTCTGTAGCTGAGTTGGTCAATACAAGCTGGTTCATTCAGTTGCCAGTCCGAGGTCTACAACAGACTTCAAAAGAGAGTGGAAAGACATAGCCATGTCATCCCATGTGTTAACCATATCAAGTGGAGACGCAAACGGCATATCAAATACTGCTGTACGGTAGAACGGTGGTATGTCACTATACGAATCAGGGGCATCAACCGGATACACACTTAGGTCGCCTACCTTTGCGACACACATCACACGATCCTTCTCTTCAGGCTGACCTTCAAGATACGTGGTATGTCTCTCCCATACAAACAGCTCGGCTGGTATGCCGACCGCTTCCACAATCTCTACACGCATACGGGAACCCTCAAGGCGCGGATTCTCTACCGTAGGTAGGTACTGCCATCTTCGCACGGTGATCGATGCACCGGTATACTGATCTTCCGCGTCACTGTAGCCAAACTCAAACTCTTGATATTCCGGGTCAGCCATTATCTTCTCCAATGATCATACCAATTGACGGGTAGTACACAGTCTTCACTTCTGTATTGTACTCCGCTCGGATATGCTGCAGTAGCCTTTCTTTGCCCTGCTCGTCCAACACTATAATATGATCTTTGACTGCTTCAATCAAGCGTGCTTTACATTCCTCTATCTTACGGAAGTACTTCTTTCGATTACAGCCCTTACAACCACCAGCATTAACCTTTCGTCTATATTCTGCAAGCTTGTGCACTATCGGCTTGAGTGTATCTACATCACGCGTTATGTTGGGTAGTACCAGCTCAGCGTCAGGGTGGCGCAGTAGCTCACCAAGCCGCTCCTCAGTGAAATAGAATGTATCACGGCTAAACCGGGCACGGCGCATGGAACGTGCTCCAGCTGAGCGCTGGTTAGTCCCCCTGCGCTTCGCACCACTGACTACGATACCGTACTTGTCTAGGGACAAATTCACAATCTTTTGTCCCGTTTGTCTGACAGCTTCACCCATCATCACGTCACCACCGTTATGGTCTAGCCGTGGATCAGGCCAGTCCATCTTGCGGATAGCGTCCATACTGAAGATCTGGAAGCCTCCTGTGATGAACCTGATGCGCATCTCCCTGTTCTCTACATGCGGTGCCATACCAGAGAACCATGATGCCTTCTGGATCCACTCCAGCTGACCATCAAGGATAGGCCACGTGTACTCTCTGCCGCCAACAGCTACACCCGTCTTTATGAACAGGTTGACAACTTTTGTTAGCCACCCAAGCTTGGTAGGGTAGGAGTCGTCGTCGAACCATAGGGCGTAAGATGTACGAACCTTTCCCATCATCTCACGCATAATAGGATACTTGTTGACGTTCTTGTCTTTTACCACGAAGGTAGCCTGTGGAAGTTTTTGACCCAAATATTGCATAGTTTTCGGGTCAACTTCATTGCATCCAAGTACCCACTGTACCCTCTCGGCCTCTGACGGCGTCAAAGTGCTCAGGATGCCCCCTATACAGCGTCTGTGGAGGTCGTGGAAGTCACTACGGCCGGGCTGATCTGTGCCGTACAGACACACCATGATGGTTACGTCCTGAAATAGGTCCTTCCTTGAGGCGACAGTCTTACGCTTTTTAGGGGTGACCGTCATTTTGTTACCTGTGTAAGTATTCTTTATAGCGTTCAGAACCAAGTTCGGTGTGATCTTGGACATGCAGCTTGGTACTGCCGGCTGCTGCTTTGAGGTATGAGCATCCTTGTTTAGTGACGCGTTAACGCAGACTCCGCCCTTTGAGCTAGGGTTAGCCTTGGCTGTGCTGTCGTCTACATGGCTGCACCAGCATGGTTTATTACAGCAGGACAGCTGCCCTACTGTATGTATGAACGTGTGCTCGTCATACTTCTCCCACCATGGCCCTTCACGCCCACCTGCTATGACCACGCAGGGCTTGCCAAAAGCGCCCGCTACGTGCATTCCGCTGGTAATACCACATACCACCCCCTCGGAGTGATAAATCAAGCACAGGAGCTGTCTGAGCGTCGTCTGGCCCACCATATTCTGTACGTTGCGGAGCTGGAAGTTATAATGCTCTGGTCCGGTGGCCCCTACTTGTACCACGTTCATATCTGGTACGAACGTGCTAAGCTTGGTTGCCACCTCCTGCCAGTTGTCATGTGTCCACCACTTGGCTGTGAAGTCTACCTTACCGCCAGCAAAGAATACCCAGTATGGCTGCTGTACAGGACGTAGATGCTTCTCTGAGTCAGTCAGGTAGATCGCAGGCCGGGTGTCGCAGTTGTACGGTACAACTAGCCCGAGCTGGTTGGCGACGTTGTGGCATAATGCTTCTGTAAAGTGGCCTTGTTCCCGCTCATCGGATTCTCGAATCCCTTGACCGTAGTCGGGCTTGACCACTTTGTCGCAGCCTTCTCTGGTGATGTTGGAGTCGTAGAGCGGATTGTTAGCGGTAAGGTCAGGGTACAATTCTCCGTGTGGACCCCCAATCGAAAACGTAATTTCTTCATGCTTGTTGATCTCCCTTAACGCCCCGAGCAGACAGAGTACGTCTCCGGGAGGTTTGATAAAGTCAATGAACAGTTTCATAAATTCTCCACCATTAAAAGTTATTGCGAATTAGCGTGCTTACTATTAAACAGCATACCATCGTCCGCATCAACTGCTAAGGAAACCAACATTGTACCGATTTCTTCAAAGTCTGGCTTATAGACATCCCCACCAGCAATAAAGCTTTTCCATAACTCTTTTCGCTCGTCTCTTACAATTAACGCAGCTGGTACAGATAACTCGACTAAGTGATCCGATACATGTGCTAAGTGACCTAAACAGCATAAACACTTTTTCATGTTTGTTGGTGACCATGCTGCCATGGCTGCGGCGTAATGCTTGTTTGCGCACTCTAAACACATTTGAGTTGTACTTGCTTCGTTGATATCAAATAGCTCTTTACCAGATAGTGTATTTGCCGTAAGCGCAGCCAGCCTTTCAAACTCAGGCCTGTACATATCATTGCTTATAACAGCCTTTTTGAACAGTTTAGCAGCGTTTGATAACTCCTCGTGTAGTACAGTATCTTTTGCTAATGCCGCAGCTGCCATCAAGCTACTGTATACTTTGTCCCAATGACACGGGTAGCCTAAAAACATTTCTCGCCATGCGAGCTTAGCGAATATGATATGCTCCAACTCGTTCACACCGCCCCCTGTATTCTTGATAATACTACTTCTTTATTCGCTACACCATCAAGCACAGCGTTAGTCTTACTAGTCCTGTTTAATGGCTCATCAGCAAAGTCTATCATTGATGCATCTATTTTCAAGCCTGAGAATAGGTCCCGCATGGCGGTATTTCTTTTCATAGACGTAATGTCTTTGTATGTTATCGGTATATATTCCTCAGTTTTAAAGTAGCTTGATATCGCATCGTTTATGCTGACGAACCACTGGTACGAATGCTCAAGCAAATCAGGATCTATAGCTACGTCTACCTGTAGTTTATTTCCTGCCGATATATTGTTGGCGTTGTGGAACATTTGTTTTTTATGGGCTACACACAAAGAGACAGCAGATCTTAGTATGTCTTCCCTCTGAAGCCATATCATGGAGTAGCCGTCTTTTTTTAATAGGGTCAAAAAGCGTTTGATATTTTCTGGAAATAGGCCCAAAGCATACGCCATACATTTAAATCCAAATAGGCGTATACCAATATCTTTAAGTTCGTCTAAACTGTACATTGGTTTATTGATACACTTTTCAGGGTGGAAGCGTACTTTAGCGGTAAGTTCCTTTCGCTTAAGTGAGTAAAAACACTTTTCAGGTGTCCACAGTTCCTTATTAAGTTTTCTATTATTCGGCAGTACGTGTATAAGCTCACCGGCTATATAAGCTTCCGGATGCAAGTTCATTAACGAGCATAGCAGTGTGCTGCCCGTTCTCGGCAAAGCAACAACGACTACTTTATTTAGATTGATACTCGTCACAGCTATAACATCTTTCAACAGAAACCACTTTATCGAATTTAACGCACTGTATTTTTATCGGAACAGTTTTAGTGCTACCGCAGCATCCAGTCTTACCGTGCTTAACTACAGTTTCTCGGTGTATACATAACTCTACTTTACGGGTTTTGTCTACTTGCTCTTTGAAACGCTCTATAATTTCTTTTCTCTTATTAAAGTTGCTTTGACACTCTGTACACTCTTCTTTAGATATTTCAAGCTTAAATGGCTTACAGTAGCCATCTTCAGAAACTTCACAAGCTTGCCTATGTATCCGCTTACGAATCTTTTCTATGACCTCATTAAACTCTGGATCTTTTAATCCGATTTTTCTTCTTACGACTCTATTAGGTATACCAGTCCACGGTTTATCGTAAGGACACTCAAACAGCTTTTTTGCTACGACACCATCTTTTAGCAAGGCTGCTCTGAATGCCTTGCCACATTTACTGGTAGCATTTCTACAAATAGCACACAACCCATCAAACTCATTACAAGGCAGTTCATCTGGTTTAAGAATATCATTATCCAAGTGTTATAACCCCCGGACATAAATTGCTGCCATTAGCAGGTGCCCAACTTAAAAGCTGTATCCGTATATCATCGTTAGGCGAGTATACCCAAAGACCGCCACCAGAGCTAGTAAACGTTTTGGAACCACCGTAGTAGCCACTTACACTGGAAACTGTATCATCAGCTACATATATAGTTGTGCCGAAGTGACCACTATAGTACACATAACCACCAGCGGTTACACCGCCGTCAAAGTACTGATTGCTTAGGTCCGTTTCAACAACATCAGACCAGTTTACACCTCCGTCTACAGATACTTTATACGTAAACGTGCCGTAGCACGGGCAACATGTACTAGCGTCAACAGATGGTGCACCAGCTAAAACCAAGTCTTCTGTAGAGGCTAGATTACCTGAGTCAGATTTATAATTGTATCCAGCAATTACAAGAGAATTACTTGGCCAGAAGCCATCTTCCTTTACTCTGTCAACCAGTTTCGCATAGCTACAATATTGATACTCTCCACCTTGATAATGGCCCCATAAGCCAATACCATACTCCGCATATGCAGTTTTCCACGCCTCCCAATGTTGTGGAAATGTTGGACCTAGATACCGTGCAGAATAATCGGGGTTCCAAAACCAAGCAGTTTGGGAAATGATGCGGCGGATGTCTCTCTCATACCAGCTACCTGTGCTAGTGGGTATAGTGACGGGCTCTCTATGATATGTTGCGCTGGTGGCGCTAGCTGTATAAGAAACGGGTATCTCTTCTGGGTACTGAATATAGTATGGGTCACACGTATAAACAGGTAATGTATGACCTAACAGCATGCCGACATACTTATATGGAGCTTGTTCACTATTTGCCGATATTTCATAATGCTTTTTATCGGATTCAAGCAAAGACAAATAAGGTAGTGCAACAGCCTCCGTAATATCTTCACTGTTCTTGTTATCTTGGTATGTATACGCCGACGCTGGCAATGTTACTGCAGTTTCCAGAGCGTCATTGGCCGCGATTGAAGAATTGGTTGCTGTATCAGTATATGTGTCTACATTCATGTCCAGCTCAGCAAGAAGTTTATACTTTTTAACAGGCGGTATACCGTCTTCAATGTGGTATCTATATATGCGTTTTGCTACGAATCTTCGGTTAGTTTGTAACAGCATTCTATATAGGTCATAGAAATGATTTGCGGTAATCCATACATTCCCAAAATCTGGATCAAGAGAACCGTCGACTATATCAGTTGATGTGGAAGCTAGCTCATACGTTTGAAACGCTGTTGTAATGTCTATTAGCTCTGTTTCATCACCCAACTCTGTAACGAATGTCATGCCATAATTAAACGTTCCTGAAAGTGTCGTCCCCGGTTTCGGGATACGTTCATCATACGTGACTGGGTCTATTAACAGGGAGACTTGCCGATCTATTTCGCTAGTTACAGTAGGCCTTTCACCAGCAGTGTAGAACGTATATAGACCATGTAGTAGGCCGCCTACTTCGTCTCGGTAATCTATTGTATCTACAAGCCTATAGTTTTCCGGATTAGATGGATCCCTTCCAAAGATTGATCTATAAATAGCAACACCATCAGCATAGTACCTGAGTGAGCTTTCTATAGACGACAAGGATACAGTATACGCATTAGAATCTGTTACAGTCACTGTTTTAAACCTGCGTGACGTATAGCGAAATTGTTCATATCGTGAAAGGTCATCAAAGAATCTTACGGGCTCACTTCCGTCTATGTCCCTGTAATATGGAACAGCAAGGTAACCATAAAGAGCTTTTGGTACAGGCGGTGTACTTCCAAGTGTAGTAGTAGGATAATTCCTAGAGGTGGCTGAGTCAGTGTGTCCGCGTTTCTTGCCACGGTTAATATACATGTATGGGTGTAAATCAAGAAGCGTAACTGGAAGCTCTGAGCCTAGCGAGTCATCGCTGGTAACGTCCATATATTCATAAGACTCTAGCTTGCCAAAGGCGTCATCATAATACGGACTAATATCTAGGTTGCTGGTATCTCTTGCCCAGCCAGCTACGTATTTAAGATTGTTTGGAGTAGCCGCAGTTGTACGGTACAACAAGGCACCATGCCAAGAAGCATCAAGGTCATATATACCCCAGCCGCTATTACTTCTTACAATTCCGGGGGCACCACGATCTCGGGTATCATCAAGCCAACGCATGTGCACTTTGTGAAGATTTTTCAACCGTACTGATCTGGCAGTATCTGTAGTTGTTACTTCGCCAACGTAGCATGGGTTGCCCGCATATGTGTCTAACCTAGGCCGCCCCGTTATGCTATCCTGTATGAAGTTAGTAAAACTTATTGCGTACTTATATGTTGTGTTTGGCTCTAAGTCGCCACCTTCTTCTAACTGAAGTACTACTTCGTTGGTATCTAGATAAGGCGGAATATCACCAAGCCCATACGTACTGGTTTGCGTAGGCTCTGCTACACCGACTTCGATGTCAAGAAGACTGTATCTGTAGTTTTCATCAAGATTTGGAAACTCAATAAACACAATAGGGTCATCTTCTGAATAAACTTGAGCATCTTCAGGACTGAACCCGCGCTCAGCACTCCGCTGCAAAATATAGATGTCGTAATAGCTATTATAAACCCAGTGTGTATACGTGTATGCCCACGCAAACCTAAACGTGTAACTGCCTTCGACCGGATTACTGGGCGTAATAAAAGAAAGTGGTCCATATATACTTTCTGTTGAGAGGTTGTCTATAAACGTTGTTGTAGTATTGTCCTGTATATCAGTCAGCTCATAATAGTATTTAGTAGGATTAAACGGGTTAGACGTTCGATAGATCTTCCTACCAACACCTCTATCAGGACTTGTTGGTATTCCACTCAAAAGTATTTGCGAGCCATTTGGGTTGTTTACAGTTACGGCTGTTATTTCACTTAAGTTTGAGTATAAGCCAACCTCGTCGTAGAACACTACAATATACTTATACTCTCTGCCAAACTCCAAGTTACCGTCACCGTTATTCGTGGCAGTCATTGTAGACTCAGGTTTGGTAAACGTAATTTTATTCACCGTAATACTATCTGGAACTGGCATAGCTTTCAAACCGTTGTCGTCACCTGATACAGCTTTAGACAGGTTAAACTCTAGGGCGGCCTTGGTTGTTGCTGAGTAAATGTACTCAGTATCAAAGTAGTTTATAGTGTCCTTATCTGTTGGAATATCTACAGACTCATAGCATGTTCTACATGGGGTTACTGTACCGGTAGAAAGACGTCTGGGGGTCACTGTCACAGGTATGCCAGCTTCTGTGTCTTGTGAAACGTCACCATCAATACTAATATACCATTTATCGTCAGTCGGATCTGGGCAGTCTATTTGGCTTACTCTTAGGCCAGAAACTACTGAAGTAAAGTCAATGTGAGGTGCGGCGATATTTTCAAGAATAACCTGACGACCATCTGTACCACTAATATCTACACTGACATAGTCCTCTGATAGGTTGCCATCTTTACATACCTTATAATAGTAACGACCCGTAGAGTTTGTTATCGGTACTTCTGGGGTGTCTTCGCTTATGTCGTCTACAGCGCCTATATAGTCGCTTACTATATAAGAGTAGTAGCTGTTATCTTTTGGCAGTGTCTCTTCTGCGCGAGTCAAATAGTAGCTGGCTGTATAGTCATACAGATCATACTCGGTTAGATAAAAGTATTCTGTATCGTCTTTTTTAGTCCTCCAAACCCTAATAGTGTTCACTGTGATAGGAATACGTGATAGGTACTCATCGTATATATAAAACGTAGGTGCAGATGAGAAACTAGTTACGTTTACAGTTACATCCAGCGTAGATGAGAACTAGTTACGTTTACAGTTACATCCAGCGTAGATGAGACACCACCGTCAAGTGTAAGAAACGCAAATTTGTATTTATACTGTCCAGCTGTATTAAACTCGTCATACGCCGCACCGAGTGCTGCTTCTAACGTGTCATCCTCATAAGATGTTACATCGGCATCAAGTATAGCAACTTCCTTAAAGTCTTGTGGTGTTGATGTAAGAGACCTATATAAAATCTTTGAGGTTACTCTTGGGTCCGTCGGTACGTATATATTTGATACTAGTATTTTAGCTGGACTTGCATTTGTACGAGTATTCTTGCTAACGAAAAAGCCGTACCCCTGCGCACCAATTCCTCCATTATCTTCTGGGTACACAGGACACACTTTATAGTAGTAATATGTATTAGGTAGCAAGTTGCCAGCTGGGTCATCTATAACAGTTAACACCGGATCATAATCTCTATTTTGAAATGCTACAGAGTCTGGGCCGGTACTATGTGGGGCAGTCTTGCCAGCAAATGTCACTGGCCGAGCCTCTGCTGGAACAACTGGAAACAGGTTTTTATCGATGTCAGGTACGTCGTTTATACTATTGACTACAGGTGTGGCTGGCGTAATGAAGTCCTTTGTGTACCTAAACGTAGTTTGGTCTAAGTGACCTAAATCATACCTCGTCAAGTCAAACACAGGCAACGTTTCTGCCACAGCTTGAGGTGTGTTGTCTATATAAGAGTTTTCTCCCGGAGACAGTTCAGCTATGCGATATAGAGGATCTTTAGGGCCGTCACTATACACGTAATTTTTATACGACTGGGCATCGCTTCTATATATTCTGATGCTGGTGTCTTTATCGTACGATACAGCTTCAGAGCCGAGCTTAATAAACAACTTACTGTTAGTTACTGTCCCTGACGCTGCTAGTGATGGGGACAGCATGCTTTCTATACCGTCTTTTACGTAAGTGAACAAATAATAAAACTGTCCGTTGAGCAAGCCACCAGACAGCGTTTCTATCCTAAAAACTAACGATGAACTTATAGCGGGAGGTTGCTCTCCTACATCTTGAAATAGTTGGCGATAAGCATCAAAGAAACAGTACACATCATATCCTCAAACAGTCCGTTACAAAGTTCAATGCAGATTCTCCACCTTGACCTACACCGAATTCTACTCTTACTATTACTTCACCGTCTTCGATACTGATAGCATTGGGTCCTCGAATTCCGTTAAGATAAAGTGCTGGAAGCTCCCCACCGCCTGTACCACCAGCATTGGTGTTTTGTGGTGCTGCTACAAGGCCAAGCTCAGCTTCACCAAAAGGAGGAGGCGGGCCGGGTACTTGATCAGGGGAGCCTTCGTTGCCAAGTATCGGAGAACCAAAATAGTTTCCAATAAAAGGCATCATTGGCGCTGTGTCTAGCGGAATTGCTTGAGTACCCGGATCATCAGGATCACAATCACGTTCAGGAAATGCTCTGGCCATAATTATTCCTCAGGTACGCAATATAAAGATGTTTCTATGTTGTTGATTATATCTATGCGGTGCTCTTCAGGATAAGATACTACGCTGATACTATCTCCACCGTTCAAAGCAAACACGCCATTATCTGTAGGTATAACACCATTGACGCGGAAGATCAAGTCTCCACAAGATGGGCCCCCGCTTAAAATAGACGAGCCTTCAGGAGCAGTCTCGTCAGGCCAGCGCAGTACCTCTTCACACGGCTCTCCATCACCAGCACCTTGGTCTGCATTCAAGGTCATTACGTTGCTGCTCGGATCTACTGCGATGTCCGCGTTATAACCAGCATGAAACTTGACGTCGCCAACCAACCCAGAGGCAACTTCATGCCCAACAAAGTCATCGTAGTTGCTTGCTGTGTCACAGCAGGCGTCAACCTGATAGCGTTCGAGGTTAGCGACATTTACACTCTCTACGCGCTGACCGCCTACGTTGATTATCGTGCTTAGTTCTACCTTTGGTACGTTGACAACTAGGTTAGCCGGGATGGATCCAGTTGTACCGTACAAAGTGTCAAGCTCAAGTATAATACCGTACAGATCACCTGTTACGAGATAGCCAATGCCGTTAGCTGGATCGCCGTCAGCTTCTACGTATTCAGTGGCTCCTTTTACGTCTGTCTTTTTTCGAGTAAACACAAACTCCGCTGTGCCGGGCAAAACAGAGAACGTAAATGTAAGCTTTGTAGGTGTCCAATCGATTTGAGTAAGAGCAACGTTATGTGTATCAGGTGCAAACTCAGTGTTAGCACCTATAGTAAACCCGGCATCAAGTATAACTTCGTCGTTGAGATTATAGTCAACGCCAAAGATCAACTTATTATCCACAGTAGGGGCGAAAGGATACTTGCGATTCTCATTACAGTTATACAGGTCTGCATACGCCATTAAACAGTCCTTCCAATTGAACGTATCTGCAACCCGTTTGCGATAGGCTCGATACGAAAAACAGTCTGATTAGAGTCTACACCACAGATACCAATAAGGAAATTACCAAACTCATCGGCTGGTATATTGTTTATCGTCTGCAGTAGACACGGGCGCGGAAATCCAGTCTCTTCACACGTAGCTCGTTTATACAGCGGTTCCCCGACGGCATTAACTGTAATAACAGGTTCGTCAGGATCACTGTCATCTACTTCAAATACAACCCCACGTCCACCTACCAACCATACGTTGCCAGATAGTTTGTTCGTTGTTTCCGAACCACGAATAGACGTTACACCGTTTGCTGTTACTGGAACAACCACGAGTGCGGCGAAGCCTGTCTGACCTTGTGTAAACGTATACGTGCCGTCAGCCCATCCAACTAACGGAAGCATCAGCTGTGCCGATGTGAGAAGCATACCAGCTGCACGTCCCGATGTGTCTTCCAATGTGATTACTTCTGACGGGGAGCCTGAGTCATAGCTGCCTGAGGCCAACAGCTGCGATGATGTCGTACCTACATATACAGTAATTTGATTACCATCTTTTATAATTTGAGACAGGTGCAGAGTTGCATCCGCACCAACTGGATATAGCTTAGCGTCTATAAAGGTATCATTAGGTATGAATACATCGTCGTTGGCTAGCGTAACATTGGCAGCAAACGGGTACTTGCCTCCAGAGTTGGCTGCTCTCCATTCAACGAAGTTTTGACTGCTTTGACTTGGCATAGGTTATTCCTATGGTGCTGGGACGTCAGTAACAGAGAACCCCGTAATTACTGCGCTTCCGGGTCCTTTAATGAACACACCTAAACGACCGTTTGGATCCCAATATGGGCTGTCTGCTGGTATAGTAATCTCAGTACCATTGACAGTAATCTTCAAGTTCTCTATTGTAACAGTGAAGCCGGTCGGTGAGGCTGGCAACGTGGCTAAAAGCTCCTCTTCTCCGGACTTGTAGTTTACTACCTTTGCTGCGCCGGAATAAGCATCGTGGTACGCGACTATCATCATTCGTGGCGAGCGGCCGCTAACAAATACACCAGCGGCATTTTGTCCCAGCAGTGCTGCACACGTCATGGCCACTGTTCTTGAAGCGACGGAACCATCAGTAGGTATAGATTGCAGACATGGTGCTGCAATACTACTAGCGTCACTGGCAGCGTAACCAATATATTCACCGGTCAGTGTGTTTATTAGCCAGCTACCGCTGACAGGAAGCAAGTTATATACTTCGTCAGTGTCTGAAAAGTCTGCTGTATACGGTGTTGTTATATGACATGGGCGTTCCCATGTGTTGGTGTACGGTAGCACCCCGTCGGCGCTTGGTAGGCTGGACAGTGCATCGCATACAGATGTCAGCTCTATTTCTGAGTCAAGGCATAGGCCGGCAGTATCATACTGGCGTACAATCATATCTACAAAGTTAATAGTTATGTTCCCGTCGCAGTCTGGAGATACTCCAGCAATAGAAGATATTGGAGCACGGCCGCATGATTCGGACTCAGGACGCCCACCACACGGGCCCGCAAATGCTGCTAGAGTCTCTTGAACAAGCTCCATGTTATACACGAGTGCTGGTACATGAGTACCATCAACATTGACAGTACGCTCTTCCACAGAAATAGGGGCTTCAGCAGAAACAGTTACATCGCCTGTTAATTCAGCGAATCCCGTATCTTGGGCAATACTGGTTACCGGAGGTGCCGTAAAAAAGTTAACCCCTTTAGGTGCTAAAAGAGACTGTTGTGGGTTAGAAAATAGTCCTGAAAACTCCTGCACCTTAACTGTCGGACCAAATGCTATCCAACCTGAGACGCCAGATAACTGCGGATCTATTGGATAGTTTTTGTACGGTACAACTTCAGAGCGTAGTATAGAAACTGCCCCCAGTGGTACAAAGTCATGTGCTACCGCAGCATCTCCACCGTTTGCCGGCACATTTGGATTAGCGCACCCCATGAGCGTTACAGACACGATACCGGGTGTGACAGAAGCCGATGATACGTATACGTACCTTAGCTGCTCTGTCATACTATAGTAATACTCAGGCACCCAGATGTTGGCGTCAACGAGGAACCCCTCTGGCATTCGGTCACCAGAATCAAGGTAGCTGGTAGCGCTATCATCAAGGGGGTAACGTCTCTGTGAGTTTCGGACTAGCCAATCTTGGTTAACTATCATGTGACGTCAGTATCCTCACTGAATGGTTGAAGTATCTTTTCATCCTCAACTCTAGGATCTGGCTCTGTTGCATATGTACCAGCGTCTTCCACCGTAAGCTCAATTATATTTTCATGGGCACGTGCAGCTGTATCTTTCACAAACAGTTCAAAGAAGACAGAAGTATACTGGGTTCCTTCTAATACCATGCCAGTGTCATAAGGTGCAGGAAGCGCAAGAGACAGTGTAACGGTCTCGTCTACAGTGTTATCGCCGCTAAACGTAGTGTGGCTGAACACCTCATCGATAGCAAACTTCTGCCATCCGAATTTCCAACCAGAGTTGTATACATAGCATGACTCAGTAAGGATGCCGATGTTAGTTGTTGTAAGTACGGTACCATTAACTGTACCAGTAAACACCCACGGCTCTGCTTCAAGGTTCATTGCTACTAGTGGATTGTTTATAATGCTGAACGTCACACCAACAAACCAGCCCGCTGTAGGTCTAAGAGTAAGCATCTTCTTTCTGATCTGTCGCCTGTTGCGCTCTCTATTCATACCTGCCATAGTCTGGCCAAGGTTGCGAGCAGCATCCTCTAGTACACCACCTACGACTGTACCATCTACGTAGATGTTGTCCATAGCTTTATACGTTCGTTCGTAATCTTCGCAGTCACAACACGGTGTACAGTCATTCGCAAGTACCAAAGTATTTGGCGCTTGGACGATTGTAGTAGCATCGTGGCTAGAGGAGCCTACGTAGCACCTATGGCAGCCGTCACAGTCAATAGTAAAGTCACCGAACTCATTAGGGCTAACGCCGTTGATGGTGCGCAGGGTTCCATCACTTTCGCAATCACTAGGTACCTTACCTAACCCAGCTCCGGGGGAGGCGGATAAAATTACTGGCGTCTCCAACCTGTTCTCTCCGACAATCTCTTCAGCAACGCCAGCACTTAATGTCATGTTGTAGCCGGCCTGCAGAGAGAATGGTCCTGTGATTGTGTATTCGACAGGCAGACCATCTTCCTCGGCTTCAAACGTTACAGACCGAACAGACTCTTGTCCCGGCTCTTGTATACGAGTTACAAAGACAGCATTTTCTATGATATCCACGCCAGCAATGTTGTCTAGCACCACTGTGATCAACACCTCTTTGCGCTCAACCTCGCTTCGCATAGAGATAACACCGTAAGCACCAAATGAGCTTACGTTGATCGTCGGTGTAGTTGAGAAGAAAGAGGTAAGGCTGTCAACGTACTGAAGACCAACTGTGATACCAGCCGGTGTCCATGTTGTGACCGTGAACTGGATAAGGCGTACACGCTCCTCTACACGTTCACCATCAATAATGAGAGCGTCTACAATACGGCCTTTCAACGCATCGCTTACAGGGTTGATAAACGGGTATGAGATCTGTTTGTGTGATTCTAACCACTCTAGATTCTGATCCATTAGTCGCCATAGTCTGGTAGCACCCCAGTGCTCTTGGATGCCAGAAGGTTAGTACGGGTAGTAATGATTACTTCGTTAAGCCTATCGGCTGTATTCTGAAGCGTCTGTACTTGATTCTGTACTGCTGCAAACGTATCCGTAATCACTTCTAGCTCTGCACAACCACAACACGGATCGGAACAAGTGTCTTCCAGTGTGATCTTTGCTGTTCCACCGTTTAAGGACAAGCAATCGGACCCCTGCAGCGTAAGGTTACCTGACTCATCCGGAGCTACACCATTAATAGACCGGATAGGCGGAGAGAGTTCGTTAATGTCGGTACATTCACATTCTTCTTGATAGTTAGCCCCGGTAACGGCATCTACAATAATAGCTGGGTCTCCTGAAACTTCACCGAGCCTGAACCGTACGTTGTTCCCTGCCACGAGAACAATGTCACCTGATAACGCAGCGCTTACGTCTTCTCCGTTAGCAACACGCATAGACGTAATGGATCTTAGGTTTGGCCTAACAACTGTGGGCTCCAGCCCGGCCGTAGCTGCGGTGAAGTCCCAAGAACCCGGATACTCAAGTGTCTTGGTAATGCTACCAACAGTAATCCATCCCTGTACATCAAAATACTCATTGATGCCAGTGAATGAATATGTCTTGTATGCAGTGAACGTAGATTTAGCTACATTGATAGTCGCAAAGTCACTACCGTTATACGCAAGAGTGATAACAACACCGCCACTAAACACGCCAATTCTGGACACGTGAAACAGCGTAGGGTCCACCGCTGGGGTAACACCAGTATTCACTGGCATGACAAGATCGACAATCAAATCGTTAGGCAGCGTGAAGTCTTCTGACACTAAAGTAGCACTCTGCGCAAACGGGTAATTGCGCTGAGAGTTTATGTTGGGCCACTCTACATTCCAAATAGGAGGCATTCGTTACTCCTAAGCAGAGATCATTGTGTAGTAGGCTTTAAGTACGCCTACAGTGCCGCCGTATGAGCTATCATTACGTTTGATAGCCACGTGTACCTGCTGGCCCGGCGCAACAGTAATTGTTGTGCTAAGCGAGCCTTCGATATACTGACCTGCTGACACAGCTGAAACACCGACGTCAAGGTCAACGTCAGTAACAGTTGCGTTGTCATCAACGTTTTGAAGAGTAGACCCGTTAGCTTGATCAACAATTTTGTAGTCGCAAGTGAGGCTAGGAAGAACACCTCCTACTGTACCTAAAATAACGGCTTTAAACTGAAGATCGTATGTTCCACTCAACCCAGAGGTAGGAATATTAAACTGATAGTTGATAGCCGACTCGATAGATGTCGGCAACCCAACGTACGGAATAAGTCCGTCCCAGTCTTCCTGCACTGCGTTGTCAAGTGACGTAGTAACCGGTTCACCCTCAAGAGTGCTTCCCTGTGGATCCAAGTAAGACACGACGAGTTTACCGGAGCGAGAACCGTCTTCATTAAGTACGCCTTCGTCCTCTGACAGAGTGACGGCAAGCTCTGGACTACCAGAGACAACACTCTCAACGACCGGGCCCTTCTTGAGCTGACTGCCTTCAGTTAATGACTTGAAAACCAAATAACCGGGTTCGTCTGCTGCGCTCTCGTTAAGCACCAGATTAAGTATGGCATACAGATCGCCGGCAGTGGCCTCGTTACCAAAGCAGTCAACAAACTGAATAAGACTATCTTCTGCCTGTGGCTGCAGCGAAGTAACCATAGTTTGATCAGACTTGACTGTCATACGTGTCCAATAGACAGTCATAGTTTCGTACTTATCCGGATCGTTGTCTGCGTCTATCCACCAGATGCCGTTGTTGTCAAAGATCACTTTATCGTTAGCACCAATACCATCGATGTCGAAGTAAACAGTCTCAGCCGGATAAAACGGAAATAGTGAGTTTACCTTTTCGTCGTCTTCATGTGTGTATCTGTATGCAGCACCCGCTGGAGCAAGTGCCGTATCAAACGTTGCTGTCCATCCGGGGTCGCCTACAGTGTTGCCATTCTCAAACTCAACACCATAATGAATATGGTTTTCGAGCAACTCACGCGGTGTTGGCATAATAAACGCTGTACCATTCGTATCGGCCATGAACAGTATATTTATGCCTACAGGCGGTTTCTGCTTTACCAGCCCACCAGCTTGTACAGATGACAGATAGTAAGGGCCGGGTACGATGTCTCCGTCAATGGCGTTAGAGAAGTCAACATCTTCTACCTTGCCGCTGAACACCACAGTGCCTCGTGTAGAGCTTTCTTTGCTGGCGCATACACCGACAGCATAGGCTGAGTCAGCGATGTTGCTGTAGAGGCCAGAGTTGTTGCTGTCCAGTAATGCTTGGGCAGGCTCGTAGCGCTGGGTCTCATGGTTCCAGTAGACCGGGAAGCCTTCCTGCACGTCAGTAGAGAACGCAGCGTTCAGGTCAAACGTACCGGATGCACTCGTTACCGTGTCTACGAGTGCTTTCAGATACTCGGTACGCTGAGCAAGCTGCTGAATCGGTCTGTTAGGCGTTTTGGCGTCAACAGCTTCGCCGTTAGCAATAAGTTCCAGTAGTTGTACCCAAGGAGGGGCCATATGTTACTCCTTTAAATGCTACGCGTCATAAAGATGAGGCAGCTTCTCATCAACTGGGTTAGCGTCAAATATTTTGCGCAGTAGTCCTCGCAGAGCCAAAGATGCTCGGCGACCAGCACTTCGATCTTTCATCACAGTTGGTTCCAATTTACGGCTCCTCACCTTTTGAACTGGCGAACCCTTAACAGTGGTCATCTCTGGTGCGCGATCAGTAGCGGCTACTTTAATACCTTCAGCGACTTTGATCATGATCTTCTCCTATGGTAGTTGAACTTCAATGTTCCAGACCATTGCAATCTGCTCGCCGTCAGGCTTGAGCACTTTGGCCCCGGTCGGGTAGTTACGAGCAAATATCACATCATTAGGTTGTGACGTCACCAGTGGGGTACAGACCAACGCTCCACCATAGACTGCACTATTGTTTGCTGCGGCGAAAGGCTGTCCCCAGAAGCCGGTTTCGCTACCGGGCGTTACCGCATAGAAAGACGCCACATAGTTGCCAGAGGCATTTACTGTGACTGTTGGGTCCTGCACTACAGGGACCCTGAGAAAGTCTACACTGTCAGAATACTCAAGGCCGGTGAAGTAGCTCACGTCGTCTGCCTTATCAAACGCGGGCGGGTTGGGGTCGTCACCGGGAGAAGACAGGTTGATGTACTCGAAGTACATGTGGCTCACTTGATACTCGTCCCCACCAAGGATCAGATTGGCAATAGCGTTTGCAGCACCGTTCATGATTTGGTTCTTCTGCGCTATCATATTTGACACAACGCCAGTCTCAGGATCGAATGAGGCTATGGTCGTAAATCCTGCCATTTTTGGTAGCGTATCAAGAATCTTCAAACCGGACATATTAGTCTCCATTAACTACAAAGTTCGGGAACAAGAGAAAAGGCTGGGCCGTGGTCGACGAGAATGCCTGTGTCTTCATAGTTGATAGGCTCGCTCGTGTCGATACTGTCCTCATGATACAAGCCTCCCATAAACTCTACGCTATCAAGTAGATCACTTGAACTATAATAATCAGTGGTCTCGTCCATTTCAATGAAAATGATAGCTGTGGTATGCGGAGCCATGTACTTAGTCAGGTTCGCTACATAGCTCAGGCCCGGAGCATCCGGGGCCAGCTGATTCGCCTTTACACTGATAATAAAGGCATTGTTGGCGAATACGTTGTCCATAAGGAACTCAAACGGGTTGATCACTGCCGGCAGGTCCATCTCGGCCGGCTGACCTATTTTATTGACTCTTGTGTCAAGTGCCTCAGCTAATGTCTTACCAGCTTGGACGCCATTGCTGTGTACGGTCGCCCAAAAGGCAGCTACGTCGGTTTGAGTGCCTGACACCTTAAACTGTGCGATAGTACGTCCCTCAACGTCTTTGTTGAGGTATTCCAGCTCAACGTCATCATTCTCAAAGAACAGGGAGCCTTTTACTCTTGGCATGTTGAGGAACTGCTCACCAACAGACAGACCACGAATGTCAGACCAGTCTGTAGCTGGTGTAGGTGTGATAACCCGCAACCCGTCTGTCATAGTAGAGCCCTGCTGCAATACAGTACCAACCTCGACCGTAGGCGTAGCATCAGGTGCAAACTCATAAACGTTCTTGTTCGTAATAACAGTTACTGCGTGATCTTCAGTGAGAATTGTCTGCACAACCTCATCAGTAACAGCTACCGGAATACCAGTAAGGGCCGATAACGAAAGCTTTATAGCCGTCTTTGACGGGCCCTGTACAAGCGCATCCCAAAGAGCAGACACAAATTGCTTATAATACGTAGACGACTTTTGCCACAGCCGAAGTACGTAGCCGAAATGTACATAGACGTGCTCTTTGTCAGTATAAGCGTCGTGGGCCCACAGGCCAATCTGTGTGTCCACCACGCTGCCGTCATCACCTACAACCTCTTTAATTGACAACAGTTCGTTTTGAAGCGGGTCTTCATAGAAATGAATCACACCCAAATCAGAATCAACGTCGAAGTCTATTCCTTTGACCATTACATAGCTGGGGTCAAGTATGCGGTTATACAGGTGTGTGCAGTCCACCATGTCTTCAGTTATGGGGTATGTATAATACTGAGAGTCTCTCTTTTGCCCATACAGTATAGGACCGCCGTACACAACACCGTTTGTACCGTACAAATATTTTAGGGAATCTGACTTGCTCTGTTCGCTTGTGGTCAATGACAGGAACCGCCAGTCAACACGGCCGAAAACCGGTACGTCTTCTTTTGATAGAGAGTCCGTTAACTCCTGTGTCTGGATGAAGTTTTCAAACTCAGCGTATCCTTTGCCTGACAACCAGTTCTTAAGTGCGTCACCGTCACCGAACCACAGATTCCAAAAGGAACCAAGCATACGTGCAGTTACAGCACCGTTCTCGAATGAGTCGTCTTTGATAAACGGCATTAGTAGTTCTCCACGGTAATATCAATATCAAGTGGGTCGATAAAGAACATCGTTGTCTTATTTGAAATTGATTTGGTGTAATCTGTAGTAATGTCTAGCTGAGTTCCGGAGCGAAAAATAACTGAAGAGCCGTCAGCCGGATCGATAAGCTCGCCCAGCATATCAATAGGCATAGTAATATAGCCGTCAGTGTCTATCAGTCCATGTACTACATCGGCAATCACTGAAGACGACAGTTTATCAGAGAAGTCCATCCCGTTTATGCGGTCTGCTACAGCACTTCTGATGCTACCCTGATTGACTTCTGTACCCTGTGGAGCCTTGATGGTGATAGAAAGCGATACAAGGCACGGAATGGGCGCTCTGACAAGATCGTCATATCGATGGCTTGACGTCCAAAAGTCAGATATCAGGTTGTCCTGAATATCTGCTATATCAGGTAGCGTCAGTAACTCCACGTCGTATTCTTGTGTCGTTGTGAGTATCTCCATGCTAGACGCATCAGTAGTAGGGTCGCTAAACTCAATGGTAGCTGTCTGGTACCGACTGAACGCTGCTTGTGTATACGACTCCACAGCTGGTATGAACGCGTCTTCATCAGAAGTAAATGGGCTCAAGTCAATGTCACGTACATCAGACGTAATAGACAGCGAACCTTCGTTTGAAGATCCAGCCGGCTTAATGCTAGTTATTTTATACACGCCGGCAAACTCATCACGGTTGAAGAACATCTGCCACTTTGACGTTGAAGCGTTCATCAGCGTAGCCGTCTTACGTACAACGGTGTTTATAGGTCGGTTATCCGTTTGCAGGTATATATCTGACTTTCCGCCGTAACTGATGTTAAACACATTGGTTTTGTCTCTGTGCATCTCAGGATCGCCGAACCCAACAACGGACCCATGCTTTACGTTGGGATAAGCATCACGTACGAGCGCACGGATATGCTTTCTGGAAGCGGTGGTCTTTCCAGAGATCCCAGTTTCAAGTCGGGAAAGCAGGTCAGCATTAGACTCTTCGTCAGCAGCACTGGTAAAATCAGCAGATGCTTTTGACGTAACGTAGTTCGTCGGTGGTGTCTGAAGAGTCAGGCACTCCCCTCTTGAGATCTGAAAGTTAGCACCTGTATCCGCTGCAATTACACTGATAGTGAAGCTATACAGACCATTACCGGCGTCTGTTATCAGCCTGTCAGTGGTATTTGTAACAAGATCAGATGAAGGTACACCAACGTAAGTCCTATCTGCTGTAAACAGTAGCGTGCCTGACGCAAACACAGAGCCGGCCGGGATAACAGTAGTCGTGTTAGACGATAAATAAATAGCAACCGATCCGACAGAGTATGTACCAACACGTCTGGTGATGCCGAAGTTAGACAGTACAGCATCTACAACACCGTCGTCAGCAAGCTCGGGGTCTTTAGAGATCTCAAGTAATGACGAACTTCTGCGCCAACGGTTTATATTCAAGTTGGTCAGTTGCTTGAACATTGCATCAGGACGGATCATCAAGTCATAGAACACCGATCCCTTTGATACGTCAATGTTGCCCATGTTGGCGTCGACAAATTCTTTCAGGAAATACTCATATTCCTGAACCTCAGTAACGCCTAGTGCTTGAATGGTTGTTTCAATGTTTGGATCGGCCATGTCAGTCTCCGCCTATACTTTCGTGCGAATAGGTACAACGATTGTATTTGATATGCCATTCAGTGTAGTGACTCTTACACGAATGCTGATTGACAGATTATCATGGTCAACCAGTGTATCTCCATCTTGCTCTATTAGGGCAATGCGCTCATCGAGAGGGGTGTCAGCGTATTCCTGCGTCTTTAATGTGTTGGCAACTTTTTCCATGATTTTGGGAAGCTGCTGCTCCAGCTGTGCAACGACGGAATTAATGTTCCCCAGTGTAATTATTTCAGGAAGAACTGTGCCCCAGCTTGGGTCGTATCTATATGTAAATGTGAGCATGAGTACCATTACTTTTTGCATCAGCTTCACGACACCTGCGCATACACGACCTCCTAGCTGGAGATCGAGCGTAGACAGTACCTCTGAAGTTGACCCGCCTGAATACTCAATCCCGCCCATAATGCACAGGTCAAGCTTTCTTCCGTCGTAGTTGGTTGTACCCATCAAATAACTCCAAGGTCACAGTCAAAGTCATCACCCGGACCAGCGGCTACCTTATCATTAAGACGCTTCAGGCTGTCGTTAACAGCACTTGGCGGTATACCAAACGCAGCTGAGATCTCCGGAATCGACTGCTGTGGTACGTCTATACCATTATATGCATCATAGATTCCCCTGTCGACTGGATCTGCAGAATCTCGTACAGCTGTTTCCCACAACTGTGGATCGTAGCCAGCAGCATTGGGCGACTTATTCGCGCCAGATGGTGTTCCGTTACCACCCGTATCGGCTGTGTTATTTTGTTCGTCGTTTACTTGCTGAGCTTCAGTGCTAGCTTCATCATCCCCGGCATCCAGCGTGTGTGTTACGTACTTTTTAATAGCTTCAACAGAGCCTACACCCAACCCATGTGTAGCTTGTCTGGCTGCCGCATGGTGGAACATCGGTACGTTGTTGCGGTAGCGCATGCGGGTATCTCGTTCAACAGCCGATAAGAAATCTCCCTGCAACTTGGCGGCTAGCGACTCTCGATAACTTTTTTCTGTATCAAGAGCTTCGGCGTACTGCTTAGACGTACCATCACGAGAAAACGTATCGGCTATCTCTTCGGTGTCTAAACCGTTCAACAGCTCATTGCCTTCGTCACCTGTCTTGAGCTTTGCCCAAGTACACTTACCGTTGATAAGCTGTACCTTGTTCTCGGTAGCAGCATTGACCAGCGCAGCAATTACTTCTGAGAAGGTTTTATCTACAACTGCCATTACGCGCCTTCCGGACCGTTAGCGATTTGTTCAGCAATTTTAGCAAGCCTCTGGCTTACAGCACTTGGTGTCATATTCATTTTCTTGACTAAGCTTAACCAACTGCAGAACAAGTTCGTTGATGAGAACGGTACAGAGCCTACAGACAGTGAACTTGCAGACTACACTGGCCTATCTACTAA